CTGCCGACCGGATGGAAGGTTCCGGTACTGAGTCCCGGTTTGATACTGAGCGTTTTCAAAACAGTTTGTTGCTGGATGGTCGGGGTAAAGGGAGTGGTTTTAATAGTTTTGATAAAGGACTTGAAGGGTTCTTTGGTCAAACCTTTAGTGCATATAGTACCCGTCAAACTGCATGGAACAAATTGATTGATATTGCTAAAGAGAAAGGGGTTTCCCCTTACGACTTGCTGCGGGATGGCGAGCGCGCTTGGCGTGGCGGTGGCCGTTCCGGTGGCAGTGGTGGCGGTGGTTCTAGTACTACGCGTACTTTTAGTGAAGCGAATGAGAGTGATGTGCGTTTGTTGGCTAACAATCTTTCTGAGGAAATGATTGGCCGGCGCATTAACGATAAAGAATTTTCGCGGTTACTGTCGAAGGTTCGTAAAGAAGAAGAAGCCAATCCGACTGTTACTACTCGCAGTGGTGACACAGCTAGGACTTCGGGTGGTATGACTACTGAGGCGCGTAACGAGGCTTTGCGGGAAGTTCTTGTGGAGAATCCTGAGTTTAAGGAATACCAAATGGGTGAGGGTGCCCTTGCGTACACGCGCCGGTACATTGAAGAGCAAAGTAAGAAGGCGAGTCTATGACCGAAGAGAAGACTGAGAAGCAGAAGCAGAAGGATAAAAGGGACTTAAAAGAGTTCGAGAAGAAACAGATTTACGCTGCCTTTCAGATTGCTCGGGATAACCCTGAGTTGTTGAAGAAAGCTAAACTTTTTGAGCGAAAGTTCAAGAATCAAAAGTTTGATAGTGTCGAGGATGCTGAAGATTTTTGGCAAAGGGCACTTTCCGAAAATGAGCAGTTCAGTGAATTGTCGCTATCGGAACAAGGTGCGGTTACTAACGAGGCCGATAAAAGCCTTAAGGGTGAGGTTGTTTCTGAGAAAGCAACCGTTCAATCATCTGTTGATGGTCTTGCCCGCAATTTAGGTATCAGTATTGCCCCCGATATTTTAGAGGGCATTGTTGATGAGGCGTGGCGCAAAAACTTGAACAACAATCAGATTAACGATTTGTTGCGTGTCCAGGTTGGTTCACAGTTGGGTGCGTCCGAGGACAATACTGGTTTTCAGGGAAGTATTGGTGCTGCCGCCGCCGATTTGAGTGAATGGTCGAGGCGGAACGGTTTCACTATTAGTCAGCAAGACGCCGACCAGATGCTTTCCAGTGTGGCGTTTGGTGAGCAAACACTTGAACAGGTGAAAGCTTCGCTGCGTAAAACGTACATGGTGGGTGCGTATCCGGCGTGGGCTGATCAAATAAATGCTGGCATGGACATTTATCAGCTTGCTTCACCGTATCGTAGTGTCGCCCAAAAAATGTTGGGGCGAACCAATATTGGTATGGATGATCCTGTGATGAAAGAAATGATGCAAGTGCAGGGTGCTGACGGTAAATTTACTCAACGACCGTTGTGGCAAACCGAACGGTATGTCCGTAATTTGGATGAGTGGCAGAAGACGGATGATGCTGCGTCAACATACGCGACCTCAATGAGTGCGGTCGGTAAAATGTTTGGATTTGGGTGATTTAATTGGCCGGTGGAGATACAGGACAAGGTTACAAAAACGAAATAATTGACATGGCTAATTCCGGTGACGTTGGTGGTTTTACTAAAGCCGACTGGAAGATCATTGCCGATAATGCCGGTTACACAACCCCAAGAGCTGCTGCCGCTGCCGCTCAACAACCCAAACCCGGTCCTGGTCCTGGTCCTGGTCCTGGTAACGCGGCCCCTGCTGGGCCTAGTGCTACTGATATCCAGAAAATGATTGATGACGCTTTGGCTGCTGAACGTGCCGCGGTTACGGGGCGTAAGAATGAGGAAGCGAAAGCTATCCTTACAGGGACGTTTTCCCAGTGGGGTGGAATGGAAGGGGTCATTGGTGACCTGGACCGTTTGATTCGTGAATGGGGTAACAACATTGACGTTATTTTGGCGAAAATACCTGAAACGGCGACGTACCAGACGCGGTTTAAGGGTTTAGTTGATTTGCGTAAAAAAGGTGTCACGGATATTCAAAACGAAGGCCAATATTTGACTATGGAGAAAGAGTACCGTTCCGTGTTTCGTGAAGCGGGTATGCGCGATTTTCTTGGTGCTGACGGTACACAGTCCCAGTTTGATGCGATAGCTGATTTGGTTGCGAACTATTCTGTTTCCGTGGATGAGGTTCGTTCTCGGGTTAATGATGCTGCGAGGGTTATTGCTGATACGAGTAGTGAAACAATTAACGCGATGCGTGACTTTTACGGTATTGATACGGCCACTTTGACTGAGTATGTTTTGGATCCGGTTCGTACCCAAAACAAAATCAACACGATTGCGAACGCGACGCTGCTGGGTGGTGGGGCTCGCAGATCACGTTTGAACATTGATGTGTCTACTGCTGAGAGTTTAGCTGACTTGTCGGGGACGCAGGATGCGAACGTGGGTCAATACCAGGAGCGGTTTAGTCAAGCGTCTGTTTTGCGTGACGCGACTGAGCGTCTTGCGGGTATTGAGGACACCCAGATTAGTGATAGTGAAATTGTGCAGTCACAGTTCAACACTGACGCTGCTTCGATGAGTAAAGTGAAGGGTTTGCAGTCCCGTGAACGTGCCCGTTTCTCTGGGGGTAGCGGGATAACGTCTTCTTCTTTAGCAACGAATCGTGGGTAAGCACCCGTTTTAGCCCCCAAATCGTAGAGGGGAACGAGTTTTAAGGCCTTTTTAAGGGCATTAAAACGATCTGGTAGTAATTACACCAGTATGTCTGTGGTTGACACCCAGAGGGCCCTTGAATTGATTGTAAGGGTATCCCAAGGGTGGTAAATAGCTTCGAGTAAATGTTTTGTGTAGTGGGATCACCGTGTAGGCGGCGAAAGTTCACGACTTAGATCCCCCACTCCGACTAGGACCGACCAGCCCCTAGCGCGTAGAAGCCTGGTAGTTACAGCCACAACACTTCCCCCGAAGTCGTTGTGAGGGTGACGCATCCAATCAAGGGAAAAAAAATGGGAGAAAACATGTCAGAAGTAATGTACGACGACGACCTGGATATGAGTGACGATTCAACATCTTTACGGGATCTTCGCAAAGCTTACAAAGCTAAAGAGAAGCAGGTTAAAGAATTACAGGGGCGGCTCGACGAGATTGAGACTGCCGGTCGGCGTAACACTATCGAAGACGTTTTGAAGGATTCTGGTGTGAACGACAAATTAGCGAAGTTTATTCCCAGTGATGTTTTAACCGCGGAGCAGGTGCGCGAGTGGCTTGACGAAAACAGTGAACTGTTTGGGCTAGTGAGGTCAGATGCTCAGGACACTGAAGATGTTAAAGCGGCTGGGCGCATGGCGAAGTTGGGTGACGTTGCCGAGGCTGTTAACCCTGGTGATCTTCTCAATCGCATTGCGGCGGCTGGAAACGCTGAGGAATTAAACGAAGCTCTTTTTGGTTCAAAATTTGGTCCTTCAGCATAAACATTTAACTACTACACCCTTGAAAGGGGTGCAAACAAATGGCTGACTATATTGTCAAATCCGCGACGAACTCGGGAGGTACCCTAAAAACACCTTCCGCCCCGTCGTCTACATATGCCGCTGGATCCTCAGCGTCGTACGACCGGCTAGTGCAAAATGCGTACGACCGTTACATTGAGTTTGCTTTGCGTTCTCAAGTACTGTTTCGTTCGCTGGCAGACAAAAAACCGGTACAACAAGCAATGCCTGGTTACGCAGTGACTTTCTCGCTGTATAACGACCTGGCTAAAGCAACCACTCCCCTAGCTGAACTGACCGACGTTGAGGCTGCGGCCATTGATGACGTTAATCAGGTGAGCGTTATTTTGCGGGAGTACGGCAACGCTGTTGTGAACACTCGATACAGTGCTGATACTGCGTTTGCTGATATTCAACCGGCAATCGCAAACATTCTGGCGTACAACATGGCTGACAGTCTCGATGATGTTGTTGCTTCCGTTCTGGACGCAACCACGCAGGTTGAAGATGCTACTGCTGAAATGACGGGTCTTTCGATTCGTAAAGTTGTTGCTAAACTGCGTGGGGCAAACGTGATGCCGCGTGATGGGATGCTGTACGGAACGTACATGCACCCTGACTGTGCGTTTGATTTACGTAACCAAACGGGATCGAATGCGTTTGAGGATGTTCGCAAGTACAACGGTGAAGCACCCATCCTGCAACAGGTTGTTGGCGTGTACGGTGGATCTGAAGTTGTGGAAACCCCACGATGCCCAGTTGACGTTTCTAGTGGCGTACCAGCAACACACGTTTACAGTACGTTCGTTATGGGTAAGCAGGCTCTCGCTGAGGCGACAGCTGTTGAGCCACACGCGGTCCTTGGGCCTGTCGTGGACAGGCTTCAGCGGTTCCGTCCGTTGGGTTGGCATTCAATTCAGGGCTGGTCTTTGTACCGTCCTGAAGCAATGTGGAAAATCACAAGCACCTCCACTATCGCTGCTTAACTAGCAAAACAAGGAGGGGTGGAGGCGAAAGTTTCTGCCCCTTCTTCTAGCTTTCGGAGTTGCCGTGAAAGAACTAATGTTGCCTATTACTTACATTGCTTACGCTGAGGACAGTTTTTTTGGTCGCTTTTTTAAGACCCCCACCCAGTCAAGTTTGATTATTAAAACTAACGGTGAAGGTGTTGTGCTTCGTAACCCCCCGCAGTCAGTACTTAACTCCGCGTCCATGTTTTTTTTGGGCGGTCACCGGAACATTCTTACCGAGACGCAAGCCAGTGTGATAGTGGCTGCCGGGTTCGGTGAATACATTGAGGAGACACCAGATGTGCCGTAGTGGATGTAAACAAAAAAATCATGCCAGTTACAGTGAATGTTTACGTGACGGTATGCCCACGATTCGTGGGGAAACCACTTCTATTACTAGTCGAGGGTTGAACGATTACGCGTACGCGCGTTCCCTTGGTTTGCAGCCGGCAACAAGTAGCCCAGCGGACTCTTTGACGGCTTTGCGTAGGGCGGGCGCATGAGTACCATCAGTCAGGTTGTTGATTCTACTATTCTTTACTTGTCAGGTTTTTCTAGTCAACAAGATCGTGCCACGTATTTGACGGAGAACCTTGACGTTTCATCTTTGACGTTTAGTGTTCACGACCCGACAGCGGTGACGCGCGGGATTGTGGAGATTGGCAATGAAATCATGCACGTGGATCTTGTTGACCGTTCCGCGGGACTGTTGACGGTTCCACCGTACGGTCGTGGTTTTCGTGGGACGGTAGCTACAGCGCATCCTGCTGGTGTTCGTGTGGCTGCAAGCCCACAGTTTCCGCGTCACACTGTTCGGCAAGCGGTCAATGATGCGATTCTTGCCGTGTACCCGGATGTGTTCGCGGTTTTTAACGAAACGGTTGTTTCTGAGGCTGTTCAAACGAACTATTTACTGTCAAGTGTTCGGGCGCGGACAGTGCTGAAAGTTGACTACGAAAATGTTGGTCCGTCAGGTGAATGGACTCCTTCGCGTCGATACGAGCTGCACCCTTTCATGGCGGAGGGGCCACAAATAAGTATTTATGACCGTGCTACTCCCGGTTACAACATTCGTGTACGTACCGCGGGGCCACCGACTCTTGTTGATGACGATGCGGAGTTTACTGCTACTGGTTTGCCGGCTTCGGCGGAGGACCTTGTGCGTTTAGGGGCCGCTTACCGTCTTGTTCCTAACTTGGAAACCCCGCTGCTGTCAGGTTTGTCAGCTCAAGCTGACTTCGCGGCGAACATGCGTCCCGTTGGTGGTGCGGAGAGGCTCGGTAAATACATGCTTGGTTTGTACCAGACTCGTTTGCAGGAAGTTCGGCGCCAGCAGCAAACCGAAAACCCAATCAGAGCGCATTACGAAAGGTAAATGAAAATGGCACAAACCAGGTATTACAGTTCGTCAGCGAAAAAAACTATTCTTCAAAGTCCTGTTTCGGCAGGGGACGTGAACCTTACCGTTTTGGCGGTTACCGACTATCCTGCTAACTTTCCGTTTACTTTGATTCTTGACCGGGACACGTTGGATGAGGAAGTTGTTCAGGCTTCAACGGCAACCGCGACAACGTTCACGGTGACTCGGGGTGTTGACGGTACTTCAGCGGTGTCTCATGCTGCCGGTGCCACTGTGGAGCATGGTACTTCTGCGAGGGATTTTCGTGAATCTGATCAGCACCGTTCAAGTTCGGAGAATCTTCACGGGATTGGTCTTGGTTCCGCTGTTGTTGGTACTATTGATGCGCAAACGTTGTCGAATAAGACTTTGGGTAATGCTCTTGCTGCTGGTGGTTTCAAAATTACGGGTCTTGCGGATCCGACTTTAGCGCAGGATGCTGCGACGAAAAACTGGTCTGAAACGGCCATGACAGCGCAGGTTGCTATTGCTACTACGCAGGCCACGAATTCTTTGAATAGTGCTAATGCTTCTGAGGTTTCTGCCACGGATAGTTTGGCTTCTGCGGATGCTTCGCAGGTTTCGCGGTTGGCGAGTGAGACTGCTGAAACGAACGCGGAAACGGCTGAGGCGAACGCGGAAACCGCTGAAACTAATGCTGAGACCGCTGAAACTAACGCTGCAACAAGTGCATCCACTGCTACTACGCAAGCGTCTACGGCCACTACGCAGGCTGGTATCGCTACGACACAGGCAGGTGTTGCTACCACGCAAGCGGGTATTGCTACTACTCAAGCCTCGAATGCTTCTGCTAGTGCGGTGTCTTCTGCTAATAGTGCAGCGTCGGCTGCTAGTTCTTTTGATTCTTTCGATGATCGTTATTTAGGTTCCAAATCCACGGCACCCACGTTGGACAATGATGGTGATGCGTTACTGACGGGTGCTTTGTATTACAACAGTGTTTCTTTAGCAATGTTTGTGTATAACGGTTCAGTGTGGGTGGCGGTTGTTGATGGTGCGTTTATTGATAATTCGATAGTAGACGCTAAGGGTGACGTTATTACGGCTACGGCTGATAACGCCCCGGCTCGTTTGGGTGTTGGCGCGAACGGTTTCGTTCTCACCGCTGATACCGCTGAGGCCACTGGTTTGAAGTGGGCTGTTATTCCCGCTGCCGCTGCTGACGCGACGAAGGCTGACAAGAATGTCACCCAAAACACGCAAACAGGTACGACGTACACGTTCGTGCTTGCCGACGTGGGTAAGATAGTGACTGCTTCAAACGCTGCCGCGCAAACGTACACGGTA